CCGCGAAAGTCATGTTGACCGATTGGAAAATGAAGCTACTTGCCGAACTCGACGCCGTGATAATCATCGACGGCGACAAGTTCACGAACATGAAACCCGAACGGTCGATCGCGGTTGCCGATCACGAGCTGACACACTTGCACGTGCTCGACCCGGCGAAAGACGACAACGGCGTCGCACGTATCGAGCTGATCCGCGACGACTGGCACTTGACCGGTTTCGTCGAGTGCGTCGAGCGGCACGGTGAGAACGCGATCGAGGCGAGGGCGATCGCGAAAGTCGGTCAGGTAATCTTTCCGTTCATGGACGACGCGGCCGTCGCGCCGACGCTCACGCCGGACGTGATCGCGACGAAGCAAACCGCGACCGAGAAACTCGTCGAAACATGCGCCGGCGGCGAGCGGTCGAAAGAACAAAGGGCACGCGACGCGAAAGACAAAGACTCGAACCGGACACTCTTGTCGAACGCCGAGTCGGCCGACGATCCGGCGAGCGACGAGGATTTGATTGCGAAACGCGACGCCGCAAAGAAACACCCGAAAGGCGCCGCCGGTCGCAAGAGAAAAACTGCGGCGGTTGCGTCGTGATCGCGTCGCCGGAGTGTCCGTCGTGCGGGCGTTGTATTGGGTTGGCTATTCTACTCGGTAAGAAAATGGGCGTGCCGTTCAAATGTCCGAAGTGCCGTGAAACCGTCGCTTTGATTCTGGTCGGTCCCCGATTGTTCGAGGCGCTCGCGGATATGACTAGCGATTGGGCTTGTGCAAATGGGCGTACCGAAAAATCTTGAGGTATTCGAGGGCGGGCCGATGCGGATCACGTGTCCGCATTGTGGCGGTTTGAGTTTGGCGGTCGACGTGGCGGCGCCGACAACGACGGTCGCACACGCGGACGCGGTTGGGACGGCGATCGCGCTTTTGCGTCAGATAATTTCCGAGAGTCCAGCGATCTCTGCGCGGCTGACGACTCACGCGCTCGATACGATAGCCGGCGAGCTGATCGCCACCCGGCTTATGATGCAACGAAACGACGACACTTTGTCGAGGCTGCAATGTGACTTGATGAAAAACTTTGAAAACACGCGGCGCGAGATCGCGAAGATAAACAAAAAAAACCGCACGAAGTTACCGCGTTCGAAGTTTAGAAAGCGGGCTGCGGGGTAGAAAAAAGGGACCGTGCCGGTCTCGCGGCTGGCATAGATTGAAAGGGCACAATATGAGGAACCCACGACGCCGTCGACGTGTTGACGCTTATTCGGTGCAAGTAGACCACCAGACAGGCGGGTACATTTTCTATGTCGTCGACGGGTCACGCACTTTTCAGTCGCTTATGTTTGTTCGCGTCGGGGCGTGTGTCCCGGCGGCACGGTCTCTCACAATTTTCGGAGTGTGACGAAATGATCGGTGGATTCGTTTGGACGGTCGGCGACGCGATGTATGCCGTGTTGTTGGCGCTAATGCTTTTGTGTGGTGTGGCCGCCGGCGTAAGTCGGCTTTTAAGAGGTAAAGGAAAATGAAATACCAGGTTATCAAATTGCTTGGGTTGCTTGTGTTGTTTGGGTTGCTTGTCTTCGCGGTATCGGCTGATCCGTTGTTTCGCGTCGAGCCGGAGTCGTCCACGGTACCCGTCGCCGTGGACACGTGCGGCGTCGACGACTTGGCGGTCAAGCTGTCCGCGATCAAGCCGTTCCCGAAAATCCATTTCTCGTACCCCCTCAAATCCGGAATACGCTCGACGCCGCGTGTGTTGATAGAATACGTGCGGATTACAAACGCTTGCGCACTTGGAATCGGGGTTCCGGATTCATGGGTCGAGCAATGCGTCGCGGCGTGTGTGAACGCCGGAGAGCGTTGCACGATCACTGTCAACTATTCGCCGCTAAAAAACGCCGACCGCGGTCGGCTTATGGTTTTCGACGACGTATTTCTTCAAGAGGTTTCAAGGTTTAGAGCGCGGCTCGTGTCGATTGTCGAGCGGGCAAAGCCGGTCAAAGTCGGTGCCGTTATTCTCGAACACGAAACGTATTGGCCGCCGGGCGACGACGACACGTTCGACGTGCTGGCGTTGTCCGTGAAGCTGAACACGTTTGTTTTTGTCGCAATGGACGTGATCCCCGGTGTGATGATCCATTACTACAACGCACGGTCGCGGCGCGAGACGTGGCCGGGCGACTCGGCGGACGGTTGGACGGAGTTTCTGCCGGTTCCCGAAAATCTTGTGATCTCGCACTTTGCCGGAATGTCCGGATACTGGCCGACCGAGCTTTACCACTTTCGCGAGGCGGTCCGGCGGTCCTCAACGACGAGTGAGGTACTCGTTTGGCTATCGCTCGCGTCGGGATGGGAAAGAACGCCGGAAGATAAACCGCGGTCGCGGACTTGGCGGATGGACTACGACTATCCAACCGGCTACGACTGGCAACGCGGTGCGGAAATGCACCAAACATACTACGGGCTATATCCGGACGTCTACACGCCGGGCAAGCTGGTCGCTGGCGTTGTGTTCTGGCCGTCCGCCGGTGATGAGCGCGTGCGCTGTTGGTGGAAACATTTTCTCGTGTACGCACGCGGCGTTCATGGTATTCGAGGGCCGCCGCGATAACGCGACGCTCGTATTCTGAAACTCATCAACGGGAGGTAGTTTCGACGTGCTCACGTTGCGTGTCGACCGCCTAACGGAAACCGTGGGACGAAAAGGAGATTAACGAAATGAAAAAAGGAATTCTGTGGTGGAAGGTGATCGGTGCGAGTGTGCTTGGTAGTTTGTGCGCGTGTACCGTCAACCCGTTGAACGTGCTCGATCACTTTTCTTGCGAATCACGCGATTCGCCCGACTGGCTCAACGTCGGGTGCGATTTCTCGTTTTTCGCTAGTCCGTTTGAGGGCGATTAGGTGCCGGAATTTGTGCGGCTGTCGCTCCGCGTCTCGGTCGCGACGTGTACGCGGAGCGGCCGGTCGCACTCTTGGTGCGCCGACTGGAATCATGCGAGTCAACTGGCTTATCTCGAAGACGTAGCCACGAAAACGCTCGCGTTCGCAAAAAGGAAACCGCAAAACGTCCGCGACGCGCTACTCACGCACGTCGCCGAACTTGACGAAGTCGTCCGATACTTTCGGGCGACCAATGTCGATTTAACGGTGGTCGGATCATGGCACAAGCAAATCAAGGCGGCGGAGACCCGTTCCGATACGGCGCGCCCGCGACGATCGCCATCGAAATGAAGGTTGAGACGGACGACTTTCGCCGGAGTTTGGAAACCGCGAAGGTCGCGACGGAGGCGGCCGGGTGGGCGTTCGACGCCGCCGGGTATTCGTTGGTGGGTGCGAGCGTATGCGTCACCCGGCCGGCTGTTTTCATTCCGTCCGCTCTGGCGGGTTTTCGGCTCCGCGCGTTTTCTCGACGTTAGGTTTTGAATATGGCAAAGAAGAAAAGAGACGACCACGATCTTTTGAAGGGCTTGTCGAAAAAGTCGACCGACGTCGACGTCGCGACGCTCAAACATCACCCGGACAATCCGCGAATCGGCGACGTAGACGCGATCGCCGCGTCGATCGAGGCGAACGGTTGGTTCGGCACGCTGGTCGTGCAAAAGTCGACGCGGTTCATACTCGTCGGGAATCATAGTTTCGACGCCGCCGTCGGACTTGGTTTCACGGAACTGCCGGTTCAATTCATCGACTGCGACGACGACCGGGCGTTGCGGGTCATGCTCGCCTCGAATCGGTCCGCCGACTTGGCGGAGTATAACGACGAGCAACTCGACAAATTGCTCGCGGGCCTCGACACGCTTGACGGGACGCTATTCGATATTGAGATCGACCCGGACGCCGGAGATGCTCCGATCGTCACGCGAGACGCGGCGGTCGGGGCAACGCCGAAATATCCGATCGCGGCGGTGTTCGGCGAGAAACACGAGTACGTTGTGATTATCACGGCCGGGGGGAACGACTGGTCGGAGCTGAAAGCGTTTCTCGGTTTGAAACAAACGAAAAGCTACGGCAACACGCGGGCGGTGCGAATCGGCCGCGTGATCCGTTGTGCGGATTTTCTGCGACGATGTCAGGAACAACAAGGCAATTCGTGATCGCGATTCCGTGCGTGCGCGGACCCGAAACCGTGCGCGCCCTCGAGGCGGTCGAGAAACCGTTGCTCTGCGTGCCGAGCGGCGAGGCGGCGGAGTTTCGCAAGCTGAATCGACAATCGTGCGGTGTGATCGAGTACGGCGACACGCGGCTCGAACTCCAACAAGCGCGGGCGTGGATCGCGAAACACTGGAAACGCTCCGACGTGTGGATTCTCGATCCGGACGTCATCTCGGTCCGCCGGCGTTGGCTCCGGCCGGTTCGGCGGATCAAGCGCGTCGCGGCGACTCCGCCTAGATTGTCTCGAAAGACGGCTACGGAAGCCGCTCAAGCGACGATCGCGACCGGCAAGGCTTGCGGCGCGTACCTATGCGGCTGGAACGCCGCCGGATCACGCGGGGCATATGCGCCGCAAGCGCCGTTTCGGATAACGGGGCAAGTGGGTCTCGACTCGTTCGGTCTGGTCAAAGGGCACGCGCTCCGATTCGATTCGCGGGTCGGTTTGTATGGGTCGCACTGGCTTTCGTTGTTGAACGCTCATCGGCATCGGACGTGTTTCGTCGACGAGCGGTTCACGGTCGAAATCAAGCGACGGCCGACGCCGAAACCCGACGAGGCGGCCGTGATCGAGGCGATTCGATTGATGCGCGAGTATTTTGGCTGTGCGGCCGACGCACGCCGCACGGCGGAGCGGATCGGCGTCACGCTGCCCTACTAGGAAACGGTAATCGAAAGGCGTCCGGACTAATGGCAAAACTACCCGAACAAGCGATCGCGACCCACAAGTGCCGAGCGTGCGGCAAAGCAAAAGACCCGGCCGGTAAGGCGGCCGCCGTCGTTTTCGACACGGTCGTTCGAGTTCAAGACTACTCGGCACGCTGGGATCAAGGCGAGCATGGAACCACACACACTGCGAGGCTCGGCGACTTGTGTCACGTATGTCGCGAAATTCTCCAAGGGCATTTGAGTCGAGCGGTCCGCGACTTTGTCGCGTCGTGGCCGTTGCTGCTTGTCATGGCGTGTTTGGCTATGTCGCTGGTCGTCGGGTGCGTCGCCGTCGAGGCTCGCACGGATGCGTCGCTCGCTGGTATGGTCGAGTGCATGACGGGGCCGGCACAAGAGCCGGCCGAGGCGTGCGAGTGGGCGGACTTCAACAACGACGGGTCTGTCGACTTGCTCGACTACTCGTCTTTGCAAACGCTTTGGAAATGTGCTTTACCGGAGGGGTGCGGACTCGGTACGGTGCCGAGTCGATGACACGGGTTCTATAGATCGGAGTGTGTACGATGAAATTTGAATCGGAGTTTTTTATTGTGGTTTCGGACGCCGCGACCGGGTATCCGATGTGCGGCAACGGCGGGCAATCGCTGACCGACCCGCCGCCTCGATCCGGCTCGACTGAGACTTATAAGCGGTGCGACGACAGTGTCGGGCAACGGTTCTTGTGTTGCGTCGACGGCGTTCCGAAAGCGTTCGCGTTCAACGCCGGCGAGGCGGTCCGGTTTACCGAGCGACATATGATCTTGCTCGTCGACTTAGACGTCGAGATCATTCCGTTTCGGCGTTGCTCGGAACAAGCGGCCGCCGCCGTCGACGGGTCGGTTGCGGTCGGCGACCGGCCGCCAGGCTATACCGGGACGATTGACGACGTCAAGAATCGCGTTGAAACGCCGCCGCCGGCCGTGCCGGACGCCGGCGAAGCTGCGGTCGGCACGCACGCTGACGGCAAGCGCGTCGATCAAGGCGGCGACACGGGGCACTAGTGCCGTAGACGCAAGGCGTGCGGACGGGCGGCAAGCGGTTGGGGGTGTTAAACCCTCGCCGCTTGTCCGCCGTGTCGAGGCGCCGGGCTCGGAGCGTTCGCCGTTCGCAAGTGCCGTGCATACAATGGTTTACGGTTCCCGTTGTTTTTCACTCTCGCTCGATTCGAGGTTTTAAGAAATGGTGGATATCCGGGGATAACCGGTGGAAAACTCTCACGCCGCGATCCTGCGAGGCGGATCAAAGCCGCGTTTCAAGACCGTCAACGGCTATCGGAAGCGACAAAAGCGGCGTTTTTGGCGTAATAACGCATGTTTAGTAGGTACTCCAAGGCCGAAACGAGAGGCAGGAGGTCAGGGGATGGCGTGAAAAGTATCAATTTAATGAAAAATAACGCACACCCTACCCGCTTTGTCGGTGTTCGGCGTGCGCTCGTCGTGTTTGTCGTGTGGGTTGCGGCGTTGTTCGTGCTGCGCGCCGCGTTGTGGGGGCTCGGGTTATGTCAATGAGAATCTACGTCGCGTCGAGCTGGCGAAACCGGAAACAAATAACCGTCGTCCGTGCGTTGCGTGACGTCGGCCACGACGTCTACGACTATCGCAACCCCGCGCCGGGGAATACTGGTTTCGCGTGGTCGGACATTGACCCGGCGTGGCAAACCTGGACACCCGACGAGTTTCGCCGGCAACTGTATGCCGACGACTCGGCGCTCGAGGGTTTTTGGTTGGACTATGCCGCGATGAAGGCCGCGTCGGCTTTCGTTTTGGTGCTTCCGTGCGGGCGCTCCGCACACTTGGAACTCGGGTGGGCCGTCGGCGCTGGCAAGTTTACGTGTATTCTTTTGTGCGAGGACGGCGGCGAGCCGGAACTCATGTATCGGATGGTCAACTATCTCGCGGTTTCGATCGACGAGGTCGCGAGCTGGATTGCGAAACTGTGACCGGCTTGACGTTCGGATCATTGTTCTCGGGAATCGGCGGTCTCGATCTCGGTTTCACGCGGGCGGGTATGCGTTGCGTTTGGCAAGTCGAGATCGACTCGTTTTGCCGCCACGTTCTCGCGCGGCACTGGCCGGACGCTGAAAGGTTCGACAATGTGTTCGACGTCGGAAAACGAAACTTGCGACGAGTCGACGTTGTGGTCGGCGGATTCCCGTGTCAACCCGTCTCCGCCGCCGGCAAGCAACGCGGAGCGGACGACGTGCGGTGGCTCTGGCCGGAGTTCGTTCGCGTCGTTCGCGAAATTAAACCGCGATGGGTCGTGGTCGAAAATGTCGTCCGGCTCTTGTCAGTTAATGCTGGACGGGAGTTTGGAGGCGTGGTGCGAGACTTGGCCGCGTGCGGGTTTTGTGTCGAATGGGATTGCCTCCCGGCGGCCGCCGTTGGTGCGCCGCATATTCGCGACCGGGTATTCGTGGTTGCCTACGCCGAACAAATGGGACGCGGAGCGGGGCGCGGAATCGCGAGCGACGAAAGACGCACGCGGGTCGGGCGGCGTGAATTTGCGCGAGGCGGTCAAGACTTGGAATCCGCGACCGGACGGGAGCGGGTCGGGTGGTGGACAACTGAATCCGGCTTGGATCGAGTGGCTTATGGGGTTTCCGGACGGGTGGACCGACTGAAGGGACTAGGGAACGCCGTAGTTCCGCAAGTCGCACAATGGATCGGCGAGCATATCGTCGGGGCAAATGAATGATCGCTCGAACACAAAAGGAAGTCGCCGCCGCGCTCGGCGTCAACGTGCGGACGTTTCGCGGCTGGCTCCGCGATCCGCGTTGGCGACTCACGACGTCGGCGCCGTGGGATACGGACGCCGTCGCCGAGTGGGTCAAGTCAGTGAACAAGGGCCGCGACTCCGAGGCGTCGTCGCTCGATACCGATATCAAAAAAGCACGCCTCGCGAAAACGATCGCCGAGACGTTGCGAATTCGCGGGGCGTACGTCCGACGCGAACAATACTTGCACGACTTGGAAGCGATGGCGGACTTGTTTTGCTCCGGCATCGACGAGTGCGAATTGACCATGCCGGTCGCACACGCCGGCAAGACGCCGGCGGAGCTGGAAATACTTTGCAAGACTCGGTTCGACGCTTTGCGTTTGTCGATTCGCAACCGGGCACGCGAAAGCGCCGAGGCCGACGCGGCACAACTCCGCCGGCGGAGAGGGGCGCCGCACGGTGAAGATCGCGGTCGGTAGTGGTTTGTCTTTCGACGCCGCGAATGTGATCGAGGACCGGATCGCGGTTCCGCAACGACTCACGCCGACGCAATGGGCAACGAAATACCGGGTATTCGCTGCCGAGGACGCGGCACAACCCGGCGGATACGACGTCGGGCGGACGCCTTATTTCTTAGAGCCGCAAGATCAATTCGCGAACCCAGATGTTCTGTCGGTTCTGGTTATCAAGTCGAACCGGTCCGGCGGTTCCGAGAGTCTATATAACTGTATGGGGTATGCGATTGACTGCGATCCGGGTCAATCCATCGTCGTTCATCCGACAGAGGACGACGCCGCCGACGAGGCGACCGGCCGGATCAAGCGAATGATCGAGGCGTCGCCGCGACTCCGCCGGCATATTCCACACGACGGTTTCGCTAGTGCCGGCAAGGTGACGCTACGCGGAAACCGCTCGATCAATATGGCGTGGCCGCGTGCGCCGCGTACGCTGATCCGAAAACTCGCTCGGTATTTGTTTTTCGACGAGCTGGATCAATGCGAAGTGCAAGCCGGGAAACTCGGTGAGGTTCTCACACTAGCGGCCGACCGGATAACGACGTGGGGGCATCGTGGTCGAGTCATGGCGACGACGTGTCCGACTCGACCGGACGCCGCCGGCTGGACGGCGTTGCAAAAAACTGACCGTCGCGAATTCCATTGTCCCTGTCCGGAGTGTGGCACGTATCAAGTCTTGTCGCTGCGACAAATCAAGTGGCCGGCCGGAAAGACCGTCGACGCGATCGAGGGCGGCGGGCTCGCCTACTATGAGTGCTGCGAATGCAAGGCGAAAATACGCGACGGCGGGCTCGGCACACGCTCGCCGGCGGCGTGGTTTATGGTCGCGCGTGGCGTGTGGGTTCAACGTGGCTTGAAGATAGTCGAGCGGTTGCCGATCGACTGTCCGAGCATCGTCGACCGTGCTCGCGTCGTCTATGCGATCGAGGGCGGGGAGCCGGAAGCCGGCGAGGCTGCGCGGGTGCAATGGCGGCCGGCGACCGACAAGCCGCCGCGAGAGACCCGGCGAATCGGATATCATATCGGCTGCGGACTTTCGCCGTGGCGGAGTTTCACCGATACGGCCGTGCAATTTCTGCGGTGCAAAGACGAGGTCGAGAAACTACGGGTATTCACGAATCAATGGCTCGGCGAACCGTTCACGGACGTCGCCGAGAAAATCGAACCGACCGCGATCTCCGGCCGGACCGAGAACTCATACCCGCGCGGGCACGTGCCGGCCGGCGTCAAGGCGATCGTCATGGGCGTCGACGTGCAACTCGACTACTTTGTGTATGAGCTGGTCGGTTTTGGCCGTGGCCGCCGGTCGTACTCGATTCGCGAGGGTGTTTGTCATTCATTCGAGGACTTGATTTCAATCGGTTCGGCCGGCTACCCGGTGATCGGATCGGAGGGGTTGACGATGCCGGCGTCGTGGATGGCGGTCGACTCGGCATATCGGACGGCGGAGGTCTACGAGTTCGCGAAAAGCACGCCGGGAGTGTATGCGGTCAAGGGCCGCGACCGTGCCGACTGGCCGATCAAGCCGACGCGGGTGCAATATACGCTCAAAGGTACGATCGACCCGCGAGGCGTGACGCTTTATCATATCAACGTCGGGCACTACAAAGACTCATTGCATAGACTGTTGAGGGTTCCGGCCGGCGAGCCGGGGTCGTGTAACTTTCACGCCGACACGTCGGCGGACTACTTCGAGCAAATTTGCGGAGAACATCAGGTATGGGTAAACAAAAAGATTCACGGACGAAATCATCGGGTAAAAGTGTGGGAACCCAAGACGGCGAATCAAGCGGTGCATTATCTCGACGTGAGGGTGTACGCGATGGCGATCGCGGACTTTCACAACCTATTGACGATACCGGAAAACCCGCCGACGCCGGCGGTGATGCCGGCGCCGCCCCGGCGTCCGGATCGGCCGCCGGCGTCGAGCCGGCCGCCGGGCCGGGGGCTCCGCCGGAGTTAGCATTGACGCACGAAACGAGCATCCCCGACGATCTAGCGGAAACCTTGACGGGTGACACGCCGCCGATCATCGGACAGAAATCGCAACTGGCGGAGCAAGTCGCGGGGCGTGACAAACCGCCGGAAGATGCGCCCGAAGAAAAGCAACTGCCGGCGCCGGCGGTTGCCGAGCTGGTCAACCCGGCGAGGGAAAAACCCGACGAGCCTTTCGAGCCGACCGGCAAGTCGGATATACCGTGGAAACTGTCGGGCGGGGCACGGCCGCAATCGACGCCGTGGACCGTACAACCGAAAGACGGCGCGCAACCGGTGCCGCCGGCGATTCAATCAATCCCGATGGTTCGTTGCCCGACGTGCAACTCGGAGCGTGTGCATAAGTACGGCCGATCAAAGCTGAAGGACGGCCGCCCGGGTTCGTTGTATTACTATCAATGTCAAAACTGCACGGACCCGCGAACCGGGTATGCGTTGACGCGGTTTCGGGTGTTGCACACGTGATCCGCGACCGCTTTGTTCCACAATCAATACGATCCGCCGGGCAATCCGGCGGTTTTTTTCGTGTTTCTCGGCTGGACGCGGGTTTCATTGTTGACGGGGGAACAACGCGACGATAGGTTGTGGGTGTGCCGGCGGTGTCGCCGGCCGGTGGAATTCTCCTTTCGGAGTGCTCAAAATGTTTTCGACTGGCAACATTGACGTTCGTTTGAGGAAAACGGTGAACGGATCGAATCGGTCGGTCCGCGTTCTCGACGCGCTTTCGGTTCTCGCCGTAAACATTGGCGGGGTGTCGTCGCGTGTCGACGTCGTCGCGACCGAGTGGGTCGACCTTCTCAATGCGGCCGCCGGCTTATCGAGAACGCGGCTGGACGGGCGCACGCTTTTGTGCGTGGCTCGCGCACTGGCGCACGCCGTCGAGCGGCAAGCGGTGAACACGGACGCGATCGAAGTCGGACAACGGCGACGCGACACGGTCACGGCCGACGCCGAACTCGACGAGGGTTGCGGCGTGTCGGACGCGAGAGGCGGTGTGTCGTAATGGTCGGCCTGGATAGAATCGCAAAGGCATTGCGGCCACCGCGTCATAGAGGAAGGCGCATACCCGTGGCTCACGAATGGGCGGTAGGAATCGCTGATGAGAATATCGCGTCGGCGATCATGCACGCCGTTAGTAGGGGCGACCGCCGACCGGTTTGGGCTGCACTCATCAAAAGGGCCGCTAAGCGGTTTGACGTTCAACTCGACGGCCGCACGCTTCTTTGTATTTCAGCCGCGCTGGCGGAGGGTTGCGAATGATCGGCACACTTATCAACAAAACTCACGTTCGGAAATTCATTCTCGAAAAGATAAAGAACATGCGCGGCGGCGATTTTCCGGTTGTGCGCGTGTCGTCGCAAGCGCTCGAAACGCTCGAAGCGGAACTGAGGGCTCGGATCGTCTTAGAGGTCTCCCGGTGTCCGTCAAAGGGCAAAACTTTTGTGATGCCGGTACTATGAAACTAAAACAATATAAGACGGTGATCGTCCGCACGTCGCACGGCCGCGAGACACACTACGCCGACGTGGGCGGCACGACGACGCATTGCGGCCGTTGGCTGAAAGCTGCGGTTCTGCGCTTTGAGGTCTCACGAAACGGCAAGGCGTCGTGTCGGCATTGTTCGACGCCGGGTTCGATCGTGGGGCTCGTCGACGCAAGTTCGTGCGATTGTCGGAGTCGCAACGGTTCGGCGACGACGCATGACAATATCGAAAGCCGATTACGCCGAAATTATCGCTCGCGGTCTGACGGTGCGGGGCTTCGGGATTTTGCAAAGACTCGATCGGGGTTTGACGATCCGGGCGACCGGTATTCCGGGGTTGCTCTTGTGGAGCGACGGCAAGATCGAAAATAAGTCGGAACTCGACACACTCGCCGACAAAGGGCTGATCGCGATCGAGGATTAAAAAACGACCGACCGGGGCTCAAATCCGGCCGGTCGCGACGGGCGGCGGATCGTAACGCCGGCGTCGGTGGAATCGAAAGAAGTATACGCCGCCGCCGAGCGGCGGGAAAGCGGGGAACCAATGACACAAGAACAACCGGCAACCTTGACGGACCGGGTCTATCACGGCTGGCTCGACGATCGGATCGTTTCGGTCGATCGAGTGTGTGTGCGAAACGGCGTCGCGGAAATTAAGGATTTGCTGCCGTACGCGCCGGCGAAAGTCGGCGAGACGTTTTTCGGGTTCGAGTGGGGTCCGAACGTCTACGACGACACTCGCGGCGGGCGCGGCACGTCGATTTTGAGAGCCGGCAACCGAAACGCGTTGGCGTATGCGTTGCTGCTCGACTGTTTCGGCGTACGCGAACTCGCCTTGCGTTATCAGCATTATTTCGACAATCAAGTCCTGCAATCAATCGGCGGCGACGTTCCGTTTCAAATGCTCGGCTCGCAAGTGCGGGCTTGGGTTAGAATTCAAATCCGAGCGGACGGCACGCTCGGGCACTCGGTCGCGTCGGCGAACGTCAATCGGTCGGTAGTGTACGTGTGTCCGGTGTGCGGCTCGCTTGAGTTCGAGACCGAATACCGCAAGGCGGGCGAGTGGTGTCACTTCTACCCGCTCACGAACATGATCGCGATCGCCCCGCTCGCACTTGGCGACAATGTGGACGACTTGCCGGCGAGGCTGAAAGTTCCGTACTCGGCGGTGGACGGGTTCGAGTGGTCGGACGCGGCGCACCAAGCGGCCGGCGTAGGGCGGTGCAACGAGTTCGTTCCGGCGGCGCGGGTACTGAAGCGAACGAACGGCGGTGCAACTTGAAACGCAGTTTTATTCGCAAGGCGTTTTCGGCGTCGTCGCAAGCGACGATCGAAAGAGCGAACGAAATCATTGCCGAGTATGGCGAGGAAGGCTACACGCTGACACTCCGGCAACTCTACTATCAATTCGTCGCGCGGGCGTGGATCGAAAACACGACCCGCTCATACAAGCGGCTCGGGGCGATTATCAACGACGGACGCCTCGCGGGGCTCATAGACTGGTCGGCGATCGAGGATCGAGGGCGTTCACTCCGGTCGGTCGCGACGTGGGAATCTCCGACCGACATTGTTCGCTCCGCCGCTCATTCTTTCAAACTCGACCTTTGGCAAACGCAAGAGCGGGTCGTCGAGGTATGGATCGAGAAAGAGGCACTCGTCTCGATCGCGCATGCCGGAGCACGCAAACGCCGTGCGCCGGTGTTCGCGTGCAAGGGTTACGTGAGTCAGAGCGCGATGTACGACGCCGCGCGCCGGATGGAACGTTATCATCGTGGTGGGCAAGAGGCTTTGTTGATTTACTTGGGCGATCACGATCCGAGCGGGCTTGATATGACCCGCGACATTCGCGAGCGGTTAAACTTGCTTCTCGGCACGCCGGTCAAGTTGAGCTTCGAGGTAGAGGTCGTTCGTATTGCGTTGACGCGGGCACAAGTCGACGAGTACGATCCGCCGCCGAACCCGGCGAAAATGTCCGACGCGCGGTTCGCGAAGTACAAGGACGAACACGGCGACGAGTCATGGGAACTCGACGCGCTGCAGCCGAGCGTTCTGGTCGAGATGATCGAACGTACGATCGACGCGGAGATCGACGAGCGGACTTGGAGCGGCGCAATACTCGAAGAAAATGGACTCCGGACCGGGCTCGAAGCGATCGCGGACGACTACGGCGTCGTGTCGGCGTTTGCACTCGGTCGGAAAGACGGTGCGGAATAATGGCGAAACGCAAAAAAATAGCGTGGCCGTGGCCGCCGTCCGATCTCGACGCGGCGGTTTCGTTCTCGGTTTTCGTCCGTGACGAGCTATGGACGCGGATCGAATTCGGCGAGGAAACCTACGCGAGCATAGCGAAAGCGGCCGATCTATCGACGCCGCAAGTTTGGCGATTCATCAACGGTCGGTCAAAACTCACAATCTCGAACTTTGACAAATTGGTCGCACTGGCCGTGGTCAAGTTCAAACTGTTTGAAATCACTTCCGAATAAGGTCTTGCGGTCGCGGCCGGGTTGTGCGTATACCTGGCCGCTATGACCGTGGCGACCGAACTCACAAGCGCAGAGGCAACGCTCGCACTGTACGAAGCGGCACGCGACGCGATCGTCACGGGCCGCGTACAACGCCTTGGGTATCAACGCAACGAAGCCGAAATGCTGCCGTTGTCCGATCTCGAAAAATTCATCAAAGAATATCGGCAACGGGTCGCGGCGCTGAAGGGCGGCGGCGGGTTTCAACGGGTCACAACTCGGAGGCCGGCCGTATGACACCCGCCGAACCGAAACGCAAGGGCACGCCGTTCGACGCGGGCGTGTTGTTCGACCGTTTGATCGGCGTCGTCGCTCCGCAATTCGCACACAAACGACTTGTCGCTCGTGCTCGCACCCGGCTATTGTTGCAATCGGTGTTTCACGACGCCGCGCGTCGCACCCGTGGCGAGTCGGATTGGACGGCCAAAGGTGGGTCGGCCGACTTATCGATCTTGCCGGAAGCGCCGACCATTCTGGCGCGTGCTCGTGATGCGGTGATGAATACGCCGTGGGCTCGTGCGGCTCGCGGGGCGTTCGGAAACAACGTCGTCGGGCCGCGTGGTATCATGCCGTTCGCCGCCGTGAAAAAACCGGACGGCGAACTCGACGACGACTTGAACGAGAAAATCGACGAGGCTTGGGATCGGTGGGCCGACGACCGTTTGTTGTGCGACATCGAACAACGGTGTTCGCTGATCGACACGCAACGGCAAGCCGTCGAGCAAACCGTCGAGGCTGGCGAGTTTTTCGTTCTTATGACGACGACGCCGAGTCGCGAGTTCCCGTTGCGGCTACAACGCTTCGAGACCGAGCAACTCGAAACCGCGCATATTCTCAATCCGAAATCGAAACACGAAATTCGAGGCGGCATCGAGATCAACGAAGTCGGCGCGGCGGTCGCGTATCACTTGCGACGCACGCAACGCGACGTCGGGTTGCGGGCGTTCTCGCCGCTCGATCCTATCATCGTGCCGGCTCGGAACATGCTGCACTTGTTTAAACAAGATCGGCCGTTGCAAACGCGAGGCGTGTCGGAGCTGATCGCGGTTCTCAAGAAAATACGCGATCTCGATATTTACGACGAATGGGCACTCGAAGCCGCAAAGATACAAGCGTGCGCGTCGCTGATTTTTACGAGCGAATACGCCGACCTTGCGCAGACGTTAGCCGGCACGTCGACGGCGACCGGTGCCGTGTCCGTTCCGGGTGATCTGCCGGACCCCGATCAACCGCAAAACCTATTCGAGCCGGGAATGATTGTCCGGGGAAAGCCGGGCGAGCACGTCGACACGATTCGGCCGTCGTACCCGGCGGACGGCTACGACAAATATGTCAACGCGCAAGCTGGAAACATCGGCGCCGGAATCGGCGTGTCCGGGCAAGCGATCACGCACGAGCCGAAAGGTAATTACTCGGGCGCGCGGCAAACGATGATCGAAGATCACAACACTTACGGTTGCCGGGGAACGCACGTCCGGCAACACCTAATGATGCCGATCCGCCGGCGATGGCTGGCGACGACGATCCTGCGCGGCACGATCAAGGTTCCGGGGTTCGCAATGGATATCGAACGGTTCATGCGGACCGACTGGATTATGCCGGCGAAACCGTGGATCGACCCGCTCAAAGAATCGGCCGCGTGGATTTCTCTCAACAAGCACGGGCATATGAGCGCGCAAGAAATAGCCGCAATGCGCGGGCAACACTGGCGGCGGGTGCGTAAACAAATGGTGATCGAGCAAAAGTTCAATAACGACGCGGAACTCCGGCTTGCGTCGTCGTTTTCGGTGACGACGCCGGACGACGACGACGGTCCGACCGGCACGGCCGGCAATGGAAGGGCGGCGCAATATGGGATCGCTGTTAGCTAGGATACGCCGGCAGACGTGGGCGCTCGACGAAAATCACTTGCGGTCAATGTATGCCGCCGCCGGATCGGCTCGGCGCCGGATCGACGCCGGCGAGCTGCGGCCGATGTCCGCTGAGTTTGGGTTTATCGAAGACGAGCCGACCGAGTCACGCCTCGACCTATCGGGTCCGGTCTCGATCGTTCCAATTCACGGAATAATCGGCAGGGGTTTTTCGGCGTTCGAGCGGCGGTTTCTCGGTCTCGCTTCGATCGAGGAAATCGAGGCGGACTTTCGCGCGGCATTCGAGTCGCCGGACGTCCGGGCGATCGTCGCGCACTTCCGGACGCCGGGCGGATCGACGGATGGGCTCGCGGACGTCGCCGACCTTATACGCTCGATCGACCGCTCAAAGCCGGTGATCGGCATCGGCGTCGACGTTGTCGCGTCCGCCGGCTACTGGCTTATTTCTCAATGTCGGATGATTCTCGCCGATCAAACTTGCCAAGTCGGAAACGTCGGTACGGTCGGCGTGATCGAGGATGCGTCGGAACGCGACAAGATGGAGGGGATCACGATGCACGTGGTTCGCTCTGGTCCGTTCAAAAAAGAGGGCGTCGACGCGGTCACGAGCGAGCAACTAGCACACTCGCAAACAATCGTCGACGCGCTTCAGGCCGTCTTTACGAGGCACGTTCGCCGCGCAAGGGTCTTCTCTCCGGAGCAATGGAAAGCCGTAGCGAAAGCGACAGTTTGGGTCGGCCGGGATGGTATAGCCGCTGGAATGATCGACCGGGTCGGTACACTCGGCGACGCGGTCAAAGTCGCGACGCGGGCAAGTCGTGCAACAAACACACGGGCAGTTTTCACGGGCGGCACGTTGCCGCGCCGGTCAAACGCCGTCACGAAAACGGGAGTGCATACTATGACTGCTGAACAACGGAAAGCGGCCGCGAAAGCCTCCGCCGAGAAAGCCGGCGCCGCGAAAGCCGCCGCCGCCGCCGCCGCCGTCGTCGCGACGGCGGGTGTGGCGTCCGAAGGCGCGGGCGACGCAAGGTTGCCGCCGATCACGGCGGACTATTCGCCGGTCGAGATGGACGCCTTCAACGCCGGGCAAGAGTCGGTGTTGCGGGCGTCACTGGCGCCGCTCGAAACCGATGACGCCGGCAACCCGGCGGCGCCGGACGACTCGTCGGCCGGGTCGTTGGACACGATCGCCGCGACCGACAAGCCGATCGGCTCGACCGACAAGCCGCTAATCACGACGGCCGACGTGCGGCTCGCGATCGCGGCCGCGTTGTCGGCCGAACGGAGGTCGGATAAGACCCGGCAACAAGCGATCGCGAAACTCGGAGCCGAGTATTCGATTCAACCGACGACGATTCTCGCCGCGATGCAAGGCTCGACGACCGAAACCGAGTTTATGCAAGTGGCGTTGCACGAAATGGGCGAACGGAATTCGCCGCTCCAAAACATTTCGGTTGGGACGGACTTGAATCGTGATTCGATTGCGCCGGGTATGATCGACGCGATTCTCACGCAACGCGGTATGCGTCCGGCGTACGGTACGGAAGCGGGCAAGCCGCACGGTCGATGCGCCGAGTTCCAAGGGCATCGGCTGTCCGATATGGCACGCCGGCATATGGAGGCGTGGGGGCAATCGGTGGCAACTTTGCCGCCGCAAAAAGTTTGCCAGCTTGTCTTTCAACCGACGACGTATATGCCGTATCAAGCGCTGCAAACGCAAGCGGCGTTCGGCGGCGGAGCTGGAGGGCACGCGACGTCCGACTTTGTCGCTATCTTGCGGGACGCGGTCAACAAGTCGGCGTTGGCCGGGTTCGACGAGTCGCCGCGCACGTGGCAAGCGTGGATGCAAAAGCGAACGGCGAACGATTTCAAGACTTTGCACGCGATCCGGCTCGGGGAGTTTCCGGCGCTAGCGAAAGTCGAGGAAGGCGCCGAGTATACTTACGCGACGATCGGCGAAGCCGAAGAAACCTACGCGCTACTCACCTACGGGCGTTTGATCGCGATCACGTTTCAAACGCTCATCAACGACGACTTGCATATGTTGACGCAAATCCCGTCGCGTATGGGTTTCGCGGCCGCGAGGCTTGAGAACGCACTCGCCTACGACACGATGATTCTTGCCGCGAACGGCGAGACGATGGGGGATACGAAAGCGTTGTTCCATGCCGATCATGGCAACTTGCTTTCCGCCGCCGCGTTGTCGGTGGTAAGTCTCGGCGCGGCTCGCGCCGGGATGCGGTTGCAAACTGGTATCGACGCTTCGATCCGGATCAATGTTCCGATGCGTTGGCTAATCGTGCCGGCGGCACTCGAAACGTTGGCGCAACAACTCGTCGCGTCGATCAACGACCCGGCGAAAAGTACGCCGGTTCCGAACCCGTTCGCTGTCGGCGGCCAAAACCCGTTGTCGGTTATCGCGGACTCGGTTCTCGACTTGGACGCGGCGAAAGCCGGGTCGTCGAATACGGCGTGGTACGGTGCCACCGATTCTATGGGCGTCGGCACGATCGAGTGTGCTACGCTCACGGGTATGGAACAGCCGCAAATCACGCAGATCGCCGGCGGTTCGGTCGACGGAACGACTTTCAAAGTCTCGCATCGGTTCGCCGCAAAAGCGATCGACTGGCGCGGGATGCAAAAGAATCCCGGCGTATAGCGCTTTGCGGGATAACTACCCGCCTGCGCGTGTTCGGGTTTTGTTCCGCCTGGTCAACGGCGGACGCTGGGAAACAAGGCTTTTTGTGGAGCTGAGAAAATGAAAAATATGCATTCAACGGGTATGACGCTTACCCACACTAACGGCGGTACGGCGCAACTTAGCGGAACCGGTTTCAAAGTCGGCGATATGGTCGGGTACTGGATCCGCGACGTCGCCGCGAACGCCGTTGGTGTTTTGCAAATGGAGGGTGTGATCGAGGCGGCGTGTAAAACGACCGACACTCCGGCCGTAGGCGCCAAGCTATATTGGGACGACACGGCGAAAGAACTGACGACGACGGCGACGGCGAACACGTTCGCCGGTCGTTGCTGGCTCACGAAAGTAACGGGTCCGGCCGTCGTGCTGGTCAAGCTGCAACACGCCGGATTGTAATAGTCCGATTGCCGCGCCGGAAGGCGCGTTTTCGGTTTCCTTGCGCGGTCGTGCGGCGTGGTTTCGGCCGCGCTGCCGACCGCGTTTTGTTTTCGCGGTTGCAAAAATTGTGCCGCGGAGACGTAAGACTATGCCATTAGCCACCAAACTCAAACGACGGGCCTTGAGGGTGATCGGTGACACGACAATCGACAGGTATCTGAAGACGACGGCGATTAACAAAGTCGTACAAGAGCTGACGCCGGCGGCGGTCCTTGCGGACATCGGAGCCGTAGCCGCTATCGTGTCGACCGACGAGCGTATCGCCCGCTTCGACGGGGCGGAAGGCGCGCTTCAAGATTCGCTCGTGAAGATCGACGACGCTGGGGTCATGACGCTCGGCAACGACCTGGACATGAACGGCCGCGACCTGTTGCTTGGCGACAGCGGACTCACTATCCAAGTCATTAGCACATCCGATCGTGTAATGTTATTGACAAACTTGGGTTCGGGCGCAGTAATCCTTGGGATCGCTGGAAAACTAGACGTGAGTTCGACCTCTTTTCTCCGAGCAAACGTCACGATAACAGGAGACCTCATTCTCACGGGACTCGTCGACGGGCGCGACGTTAGCGTGGATGGCATCAAGCTAGACGGCATCGAGTCGGCGGCGGACGTGACCGACGCGGTGAACGTCGACGCGGCCGGTGCGGTGATGAATACCGACGTTGACGCCAAAGGCGACTTGTTTGTCGCGACTGGGATTGACACCCTCGTCCGTCTTCCTATCGGCGCCAATGACCAAGTTCTTGCGGCGAATTCGGGACAGCCGGAAGGTGTAAAATGGCGGACGATGGGCGAACTTCTGCAAGGGTCCAATACCCAGCTTGTCTATCTAAAGGTCGATCAGTTAGCCGGAATGAACGTGTTCACCTTTGACGAGACCGATCTCCTTGTAGGGGTGGCAACGAAACTAAAATTCCGAGATTCCGCGATCCACATAAGTTCCCCGACCGATGGTAACTTGGAGATCGTCGCCGACGTGCTGACTAAGATCATCGGTGCCGCAGAGATCACGGGACAACTCGACGCCGCCGACGTTCGGATCAACGGGAAAATTATCGACTGTCCGGGAGCCGGCGACGACTTGACGGTCCGAGGCAACACGACGGGGCAAGTAATCATCGGGCGCGACGGTGACTTTGATATTTTCCAAGCTATCAAACGTCGGTTCGGTCCGGCTCAAGCGTTGAAAGCGACGCTAGGATCGGCGTCGCTCCCGTTTGCTGAAGCGTTCATACACGGGCTACTTGACGCAAACGTCGTCGGCGTGCGCGGTCGATACAAGGCGGCGAACTTTTCTGATCCGCCGAAAGATTCGGAACTCGATACGGAACTCGGCACGCCGGCGGCTTTGGGTGGTGGCTATAAGGCCGTGATCGAGGCGACGACGGGCGGCAAACGATGGGTCGTAGCGACTGACGGTACGGGCTGGTATCACTCTACCGCGATGACACTTGCGACGGGATGAAAAGCTATGGCTGAAACGCTCGAACAAATCTACTGTATGTTCCCGAACACCGCGCTCTTGCTCATGGATGGTTGGGCGGAGCTGGGCACGGGCATCACGGTTGTCGAGGATCAAGGCACGCCGACTGACGGCGAGACACACGCTGCCGAGATGGTCGCCGATAAGGTGACGGTCAATTTTCTGAGAAGTCGGAGTTTAACGGACGACTCCAGTAACCGTGTGAAGTTCATCACGCAGATCAAGTTCGCTCAACGCGACACGTATCTAAATGAGAATCCCCGGCATCATTTCTTGCGCGTGTTCGACAACGCCGGGGCGACGGAGATCGGGACCGTCTACTATGAGGGGGTCGGCGTCAACGACAATAAAATCGGCATACAAGATAAAGACGGCGTGCGTACCGATCTGGCTACCGGGCCGTTTTTCGCCGACCGTTGGTACGAGTTTCAACTTGTGATGCAACACGCAAATTCGGTCAACGCTACTTTGTGGATCGACGACACAGCGGTCGGTTCGGCAATCAGTAAGAATTTTCACTCGACGGCTGGGGATCTGGAATTCAAGGTACAAGGACAAATCAAAAACGCTGGCGGTCCGGGCGGGTCGACCTGGTGTAGTTTCGCCGCTTACGCTATCGACGCGAACATCGCGCCGAAAACGGCGGCGTTTGCGAAATTCATGTTCCGGCCGTTTGCATACTTTGACGCGAATCCGGTTTGTGACCGACTCGGCGTCGCTGGCGGTCCTGCGCTGACGGCCGGTACGGCCGATGCGTTCTACGACAACGACGCGGCGACGAGGGCCGGATACCGGGCGCCGGGTGGTTTTCAGCCGATCGGCGGCGCGTGGGCGTGTGATCGGAATATAGACGTGTCCGGAGCCGCGAGTCGTTTCGCGTCCGGGACGGTACCGCGAGGTATGCTGGTTGGCGCGAAGCACGATCATGCGGTCAAAGGTGCAAGTGCGAGCGATCCACATATCTTGTACGGGAAAGCAAACGCCGGCGTCGACACGTTTACGCTTTCGGAATTCGACGCGCTCCCGTTAGGGCCGAATATCTACTCGTCGAAATTTGTGTTACCGAGCGACGGAAGTTTTCCGGGGATCAACGATTTTGTGATGCTCGGTTTGCTACACAAAGGGCTCAGTGTGACGACGTTTTTTATCGAGGAAATTCTCGCGGGGTATATCGTGGAGCATCCGCGACCGCCGCTTGTACAGGTTCGCATGTTTGGCGACGCGCTCGGTCTAGGCGACGCGGTGGGTGCGGCGTGACGGACGTACCCGCACAAAGCGACGATCGGTGCGCAGACTGCGGCGGCTGTTGTGATGGTACGTGGACGGTGGAGGCGTCGCCGGTCGATCAGCGCCGCGAGCCGCGCATAGCAGCGCACGCGCTTCAGACGTTGCCGGATGGTTACGCCGTCCTTGCCGAAAATGGTCGACCGTGTGTGTTTTTGAGTACAAGACAGAGGTGCCAAATATACGACACACGGCCGGATTGTTGTCGGCGGACGATGCTTGGCGGTACGCATTGCAACGAATCACGCGGGCGTAAGGGTATGGCATTGATACAAATCACGCCGCCGCGGCGTGGTTGAACAAGGAAACCGAACGGATAGGAGAAGCGGAAAAATGAACATAAACGAACTGATAGTGCGGCAAGTATTCACGAAGTACGCCGCCGCGATCGAGTCTTTGCCGATGGACGCGCACGCACACGTACGCGCGCAAACGGCGAACGCGGCTGCGCTCGGCGTGCTGTTGACACTCGTGGCGCCGAACTCGCCCAAGGTGTCGGCGGCGAAGCGGGCTCCGGACAATCTCGACCGGCTGTCCGCCGAGCTGGACGACGAGGCAAAAACCGATCGGAAGTTTCCGCCGGACGGATCGTCGCCGGCTTCGAAACTGAAGTGCCGAGAGTGCGGTTGCACCGATACGGATTGCCGCGAGTGCATCCAAAAAATCGGGATGCCGTGTAAGTGGGTCGAAGACGATCTATGCAGCGCGTGTTGTAGTGCGCCGATCGCCAGTTTGCGCACGTTCCCGTGTGCCGGCGGTTGTGGAACTCAACTCGTTTTGCAGCAGGGTGATCGGTGCCGTGATTGCGAAACCGCGTACTTCGAGTCGCGGTGCGCCGTGTGCGACGAGCTGAAAATTCCCGGCTCGGAACACTGCCGGCAACACACGCACCCGCTTTGGGAAGGCTTTTTGCGCGGCGGCGTGTGCGGTGCAAATGGTTGTCAACGAAACGTCGGCCCCGCCTTTCCGACGCCGCCGGCGTTTTGCGAGCTGCACACGCACGAGTGCTTGCAAGGGTGTCCGCGCCGGGTCCGCTGCGAGGGGGATACGTGCGACTCGTGCCGCGCACTCGATCTCGAACCGCCGTCGCGTACGCCGGAGCTGATAAAGGAAACGGCGACGCACCCGGCCGACTGTCGGTGTCCGGGGTGCGTAGGGCCGGACGGTGTAGCATTTTCGAAATCGACGTCGCCGTACGCGCACGCAATGAATCGACGCACAATGCGGCCGCCGAAGCGTGTCGTCTCCCGACCCGACGACGTCGAGACCGCGAGAAAACTCGGGGCGAGCGTGACGTGTTCGCTGGGCGTGTGCAATCGAAACGGGTGCGTTAACGTGACGCCGGACGATATCGATTATTGCGGCTCTCCAGAATGTCCGGTCGGTCCGCCGGGATACCGTTCTTGCTCGGTCGGTGGGTGCCACAACGAAGCGGGGCAAGGCGGCTTTTGTAGTCAACACGCGAGGCAAAGCGAACACGCATGATCGCGAACGCCGACAATACGATTCGCTTCGAGCTGTCGCTCTATGACGGCGACGACTTTATTCTTGGCAAAACCGTGCCGGCGAGCGTGCGGCGTTTGAGTGACGGAAAATTTCTCAAGGCCGACGACACTTGGCAAGTGGCGTACATAACGCGCGACTTGACGGAACTCACGGGCAACGACAACGTCAAGGGTTCATATTTTCTCGATCTGTTGGCACAACCGACCGACGACGTGTACTTTTTTCGGGCGTTCCACACGTTCGCCGGCGAGACGAAACCGGACGTGTGGGAGCTGCAAACGGACGCGGAGTCGCCGAAACTTGCGGCGGACGGGGTCGACGGAATCAACGTCGACGGAATCAATCTCCGGCAAGCGGCGGCCGTGTTTCTCGCGGCACTCGCCGGGGAGCTGGCCGGCAACGGGACGGCGACGGTCGTACTCAAAACGCCGGACGGGGCGACGACCCGGATCACGGCGGCGATCGACGGTCAGAAGGATAGGACGGCGATAACACTCAACGTGCCGGCGTGACTGGAATGCAAAGCGAATGTTTCCGACAAGCTATTTCGCCGACTCGATGTTTCCGGAGTATTTTCCGCCGGACGCGGTCGGCATACTGGACGGCGGCCGGGGTCCGTTCGCGGTGCGGGCGCTCCGGCTGGACGACGGCAAGGGTCCGTTCGACATTGTCGTCGGTTCTCGACTGTCGTCCGGTCGAGGCTGTTTTGCGGTCCGGGCGCCGGGAGCCGATGCCGGTAGAGGGCCGTACGACGTCCGTGCGTTCGCTCTGGACGACGGACGCGGTTCGTTTGTGCTATATGAGGGTCAAAACCACACGGGACGCGGAGCGTTTGAAATCCGGGGCGCCAGTCTCGACGCCGGCCGGGGCTCGTTCACGGTGTTCGAGGGCGGTTGGATCGACGCCGGCCGGGGCTCGTTCACGGTGTTCGAGGGCGGTTGGATCGACGCCGGCCGGGGCGTGTGGAATCTCCGCGAGGGGTATGTACGTTTCGGACGTGGCGTGTTTGTCATTCGAGAGAGGTACACGCCGGCCGGCGACGGTCAAGGTCGGTTCGCGATCCGGGCCGGCCGGCTGGACGACGGGCGGGGAGTATGGGGTTTCCGGTCGTTGCGGCTCGACGAGGGCCGCGGGGCGTTCGATCTTTTCCCGATTATCAACGACGGCGGACGCGGCCGTTTTGACGTCCGCGAATCGCGTGTCGGAGCTGGTCGAGGGGCGTTCGCGATTCTCGCCGGCGGATACGTCGACGACGGTCGCGGTTGCTTTCGGATTTTCTTCGATACCGGGTTGCGACTCGTTGCTCGTGACGTGTTCGCCGCTAATCTCGGCGACGGCGGATTGCGCACGCTCGCCGGCGACGTGCTCGTCGCGAATCTTTCGCCAGGGTTGCACGATCTCGCCGCTAACATTTTCGGCCGTCAATCCGCGATCGACTTGCGGTCACTCGCCGGCGACGTGTTCGCCGCTAATGCCGGCGGCGGTCTCGCGGCAACGGCCGGCGACGTGTTCGACGCGATTCAGGCGGCGCACGGCGGCGGCGGGTTCGCACTCGCGGCCGACGCTTTCGATCTTGTCGGGAGGGCACTAAAAATGTGGGGTCAAGCGGCGACATACAAATTCGGGGTCGGCGGCACGCGGGCAATCAACGTGATTTTCGACGAGCAAGAGCCGCGACACGACGAGAGTGATCCGACCGTGCAACGGACGCTGCACACGGGTACGGTGCAGATGGCGGCCGACGACGTCAACGGCGTCGCGGTTCCGGTGCCGCACAAGGATCGGATCACAATCGACGGCGTCGATTGGCTGATTTTGCCGCATATTGGTAAAGTCGGGCATCACGAAATCCCGGTGATGCGTTACTCGAACATCACGGTCGGCGCGGGCGTCACTCGACGGGGGCTTACATAATGGGCGTGATCGAACCGACAACCCGCGAAGTTTTGCCGCTCGGTCATATGAGAACGATTCTCTCGCGATCGGCGGCGTTTCAAACGCTGGTCGGCGCGGCCGACGCGGCGGCGGCGATTCCGTCGATTCACTATTACGAGCAAACGCCGGTGCGACCGTATGCCGTCTTGGGAACCGGAGCCGATGCGGATCGTATTTCGGAGCTGGTCGCGGTCGACTTGCATAACTTTGAGGATGACGGGTGGATCGTTATCGCGGCCGACCCGCCGGCCGGGGAACCGTCCGAGAGTGAATCGAATATGCTCATGTGGTTTATGAATCTCGCGGCTGAAGCGATCGAAGAATTTCGGATCGAGGGCTTGCCGGGAAACTACGGTTTCCGCTCAACGGGTCCGCAGCGAGTGGAGGGTCCGATGCTGAATTGGGAAAAAGACGGATCGGACATACAAATTCCGTGGGTGTACGCCGTGTGGGGCATTGGGTGGATGGACTAAATGGCCGATCCATATGTATTCGTCGACATTGTCACGATCCAGGCACACCCGCTCGCGCTTAAAAAGGGATTTCGCAAGTGGATAAAAGACGCGCTGCGAAAAGCGGTCAAGCGCTGGCACAAGACGATCTATCCGCGGAAGTTCAAAGCGGGCGCGGTCGGTCGGTACAATCTCAAGCCGCGAGCTGATCGGTTCCGCCGGCGGGCGGCGCGGGGGAAGGGGCGGAAAGCAAATCCGCGATGGCGCGAGGCGTTCATACATACGGGGTTGCTTGAGGATATGTCGGTGCCGGGCACGATCAAGGTCACGGGCAAGCCGACGCTCGTTCGGGGCAAACTTACGGTGCCGTGGTATGTTCACCTACGCCGGCGGTTCGCGAACGCTCCGGACTTGGGTCTCGAACTCATACGGACGACTCGCGGCGAAGCGCGGTTTCTCGGTAAGTTCATCGACGTGAAGATACGACGGCAGATTCGCAAAATGAATCTTGTCGAGGAAATGATAATTTAGGAGCTTAAACAATGGCAGGACTGGGATTCACGCTCGGCGCGGCACAATTCGGCACGACGGTCGTTCTCGACTCGATTCAATCGCAAAGTGTCAACCCGGCTATCGAACTAATGATCGGACAAGGGTCGTCGCGGATCGACCCGTCGCACGCCGCGAAAGTCGGCGAGTCGCCACAAATTCAACTCGCAACGATAAGTCTCGCGGACGCGCTCACGTTTTGCGGATTCAACGGAAAGGCGATCGACGTCGGCGGATCGCCGAACACGGCCGCGAACTTGTACTTTCAACGGTACAAGCAAGGCTCGGATTACGACGCCGCCGACGCTATGAGGGCGACGGTCAATCTCGCGTTGATGTATTTAATGTCGATCGAGGCCGGCGTCGGTCCGGAGCCGGCGGTCGCGACGTACGGAATCGTGCCGGTGTTCGACGGGACAAACGATCCGATCGTTTACACAAAGGGCATCACGTACGCCGTGCCGTTCGAGGCTGAAGAAAATTGGACGGTCGGGCCGTTCTACTTGAACGGCACGAAAGTTCCGACCGTGCAAAGGATACGGGTTCTGGTGACTCCCGAAATCCGCCGCGAACGGGACGGCGGGAAAGTCTTTCCGATCGGCGCGTCGATCCGCCGGCGTGCGCCGGTGATTGAGATCGACGTTCTCGATCTCGACGAAATCGACACGTCGTCGGGTCTCGGTTCAAAAGGCGTGCCAATCACGGGTGTCACTCGTGCGTATTTTGCGAAAACAATTAAGGGTGCCACGTTGGAAATCGACGCGGCGACCAAACATATCGAGTGTGAGATCGCGGACGGTATCGCGACTTGGGGAACGCTGTCGGCACAATCGACGGCCGACGCCGGCTACACGATCCGGGTGACGGCGACGAGAGACGCGCACGAAGCGACGCCGCCGGACGCGATCAAGATCACAATCAACAAGGCAATATCGGGAATTTAACAAAATGGCGAGTTTTCTATATTTCTCGACGCAGATACCGGACAAGGCGGCCGTCGCGACTGTACTGAAGTTTCCACACCCGCCGGAGCTGGTCTCCTCGATCGTCGGCGTCGAGCGGGGTCCGGACGAAACACGCGGGCACGTGTGGACGCTGACCGAGCAAGCGCTGCACACGCCGCACAACCCGACGCCGGTCGGCTACTACCCGGATCGGCAAAAGTGGGTGCAAGTCGGCCGGTATTGGGTCGGCTGGTTTCTCGCCGACCGGCCGGCGCCGCGTGACTTTCAACGGGGCGCGACGTGCGACGGGCACGCCGTTCGGTGCATCGACGGCGAGTCGTGGACGGTCGGCGTCGCTAGGAAATGGACGGGCGAAAACATTTTGCCGATGACGTTCGGAATAGAGCCGTCCGGCGCGTCGTGCATGAAACCGCACCCGCAACACGTCGAGCTATGGGAACGGGCGGAAAAGATTTGGTTTCAAATGACGGACAAGCGCGGGCAACGCGAGCCGGAAATGACTTGGGACGATTGCGTCTCAACGGTCGTGATGGCTTTGCAACTCAACTATCGAATAAGCGGCGACGAGGTTCGGGCGTTGGAGCTGTTCGACGTGACGGCATTGCGCGACGGTGTCCGTGCCGTTTGCGATTATCCGAATGTGATGCTGATCGGGAACGCGGCACTCGGAAAAAAAAAATGAGTAGGGTACGCTTCAAAATGAATAAACTGCAACTTTGGGTCTCGGGACTCGACCCGACGTACGCTCCGACGATCGCGGAAATTCAGACTTTGCACACTTGGCGGTGAGATCATGGCGAAAGCGATCATGTATAAAATGGGGGCCGACGCGCAAGCGGTTCTCGAAGAATTGTCGAAAGTCAATGCGAAGCTGACCGAGCAAAACGCGAAACTTAAAGAGACGGGGGAAGCCGGAAAAAAGGCCGGCGGCGGTCTCGACGCACTCACAAGCAAACTCGGCGGAATGATCTCGCTTGGAGCTGCGGTCGGCGGTGTCGTCAAAATGCTCACGGCCGTCGACGATCGGGCGCGACTGGCGTTCGATCGGATCGAGGCGGGTATCGAGACAACTAAAAAACTATTGCAATTGTCCGACACGGTCGCGGGTTTCGAGCGGCGAGCGGCGTTGTCGAACGAGATCGCGATCGCGACCGGACTCACCGAACAACAAGCCGGCGATATTCTATTCAACGTCGAGTCGGCCGGGGGCACGCAAAAGGAGGCGAAACAGGTCGCGACGGTGTTCCGCGTCGAGGAACAACCGGTTGAGGTCGCCGTCGCGATCTCCGACTTGCGGGCGTTGTCCAAAGAATTTGGAACGGTCGGCGAGCTGATAAACATTCTCGGCGTTGCGTCGGTCAAGGCGAAAGCGACGATCGGACAAATCGCCGGTGTGACGATCGACCCGCTCAAAACGGCGTTTGACGAGGGTACGTTCTCGCAACCGGCCGTGTTTATCGAGGACTTGCTCGCGACGGTCGGCGGGGCGACGGTCGGCTCGCCGAACCCGCAACGCACCCGAACGCAAGTGCAAGCGTTCTTGAAGCAACTAGGCAAACAAGGTTTTTTCCGCGAGCAAACGGTCGGACAGGGGATCGAGCAATTTCTCGCTTTGGGAACGGACGAAAAGCGAAAGCTACTCGGCGGCGATCAAGAAGCACTGACCGGCTCGATCTCGATTCAACTCCGAAAACAAGCGATCGACGAAATCAAGGCTGCGCTTATGGAGGCACGTGAGCTGACCGGCACGAGCAAATCGTTCTTACAACGCCGGATCGCGATCGTCGAGTCGTCGGCGGTTCTCGGGGTGACGGAAACGTCGAGGCGAACGAGAGCCGGCGAGGCACTGATCGACCAAGCGGCCGGGTTACACGACGAAATGCAAGAGAGTGTCGAGCGTGCGATCGCGACGACGCTGCGCGCAAAGGCGCAAGCCGGCGGGTTCGGCGACATAGTGTTTGCGGAAATCGAAAACGCTTTCTTACAAGGCGTGCTTGAGATTATGGATTTGATCGGCACGGACCCGCGCACGATGATCGACTTTGCCGTTTCGGGCGGGACGCTCGCGAATAACTTTCGCGGCAACTCGCGTCAAATGATCGAGGGGCAACTCGGCGGGGCTGAAATGATTACCCGGATGATGGAAGCTATAGAGCGGCTGAACGGGACGAATATGAGCATTCTTGCAGAATCAATTAAGCAAACGAACGCCGTCGAGAACACCGCGAACAACAAAGCGACAAACGTCCGGCTAAAGGGCCCGAACGTGCCGGCGCCGTCGACGCCGCAAAGTTCGGAGTCGATGTTGCAGATAAGGTAGGGCGTAGTTATGGCACACGGCGGAGCGAAAATCGGTGCGGTCGACTTTTTCAGATTGTCCGGGTTCCGGTCGAAGTCAAAAAAGGTCGCCACGCATCGGCGGGCGAACACGGACGGCGTTGTGGTGATCGAACACGGAACGTCGGGCGACGATTCGACGCACCGAGCCGTACAAGACGTCGTCGCCGTCGACGGTGTGGCACTCGAAGCGAAACTAAAGATACTCCGCGATCTCGCCGGCACGTTTGTCACGGTCGTTGACGACTACGGGCGGAGCACGGCCGGCGTCGGAATCATTGCGGTCGACATTCCTCCGGAGGTTGACGGGGCGCCGAACCCGGCGAAAGTCGGCACGTACGTCGGAGGTTTGTTGTCCGGAGCCGGCGATTACTGGATCACGATTTTTGTGACTATGGTGGATACGAGCTGATGAGTACAAACTGCATAGGCTGCGGACTCAAAGACGGACGGACCGGACACGATATGTTGTGCGACACTTGCCGCGCCGCCGGCGAGAGTGCGCACGATTATTGCTTGCCACCTACGCCGGCGGAGATCGAGCGGCAACGGGCATTTGACGCGCTGTTCGGTTCTAAGGCTTTGAGCTTATGACCGTTACACTCAACAAGCGACAACTCGGACGCTCGGCGGTCGAGCTGGTATTCTCGTCGGCCGCGCCGCCGCCGGTAACGTTCACGGTTTATCGGAACTCGATTCCGATTCTCGAAACGCTCGGCACGACGGCGAGGGTCTCGGCGGTCGACGGTGACGTGTTCGAGGTTGTCGACGACGGTTCGCCGAGCAAAACGCCGAACGGGTCGGCGCTGATACGCTGGCCGGCGTCGCCGGGTGCGAGCGAGTATGTCGTCGAGAAATTCGACGGTTCTTGGGCGGAGTTCGCGACGTTGCCGGACGACGGTTCCGCCGAATTTTCCGTGCCGGTCGTCGCGGACGACGCCGACACGAGCTTTCGAGTCACGGCAAAAAACAAACTAGGCGGGGCGTCGGCGGCGGTCGTGGTCAACGTCCGGGCCGAACGACACCCGCCGGCGTTGGCGTGCAAGTTCGCGTTCAACGCCGGCGCAAACACGGTCACAATTACGGAGCTTTAATCATGGCAGACGCAAAAACCGGGACCGACGCGGTCGAGGTCCGAGTCATGGGTGCGACAACGCACTTGGGCGTACAAACCGACATACTCTTGTCACTGGGAAACTATATGTCGGCGACTGTCGTCGAGTTTGTCAAAGCCGCGTCCCCGACGTTCGTTATCGGCGCGGCGTTCACGATCGACAGAATCGGCGACGGGAACGGCAACACGGGAACCGGGACGATCACGGCAGTCGACGCGACGTCGATCACTTGGACTCCGCCGGGCGGTTCGGTCGGAGCTGCGGTGTCGATCGCGAACGGCGAGCAAAAGCAAATCCAAGGCGCGGACAAGAATCAACGGATTATCGTCACACGCGACGACGCGACGGCGTTGACCGGGTCTGCCGTAATTACGGTGAACGAGGTCAAGCCGACGTTGTTCTCGCACGACGACGTATCCGACGCGGAGCGTGTTACCGGCGACAAGGAATACTGGTCAGCCGGGTTCCGCAATCAAGGCTTGACGGACGTTAAAACGCTCAAGGTCAAAATGAAAGTGCAGGGCACACAAGCCGGGTCGCAAACGACGCAACTGGCGGGCGCCGGAGCCGGCACGATCGTCACGAGCGACACGTTCGCCGACTGGCCGGACGCGGGAATGGTTTTGATCCGTGACTCCGGCGGAACCGTCCGCGAAATCGCGAACTACTTTAGTCGGACCGACTCGACGTTGACGATTCCGGCGGCCGGTCGCGGTCAAATGGGAACGTCGGCCGACGCCGGCGTCACGACGGACACTTGCGACGCGATTCCGCCGACTATGCTTGCGATCGAGACGCTGAGTTCGCAACCGGCCGGGAACATTCAAACGATCGCCGATGAGTCGACGCAACCGACCGGCCGCACTTGGGTCGTGCCGATCACGGACGCCGAGGCGATCATACTCGGCGACTTCAATACTTTGGAAGGTGTGGCGATTTGGTTCGAGCGGTGGATCGTCGCCGGCGAGACTGGTCGGCCGAATATCTATAATCATTTGACTTGGTCGTTCGAGACTGCATAGGAAACCACACACCCGGCCGCGTGCCGGGATTTTGCGGCTCAACTACGGAAGTATGTCAGGCGCTGGAGGACGGTTATGACGATGGCGTGGTCATCCGTGACGGTTCATAGTCGAGACATTCTACACAACTTCGGAAATCGAGGCGATGAAATAGGAGCGTGTGTCCGTGTCTGAGAACGACGCAAAAACGAAACTACTTCTCGAATTCAACGGGCCGGTAGGTTCCAAACAAATCATCGACTCGGCGGTCGGCGGTTCGCCAAAAACGATCACGGTACACGGCGCGTTGTCCGACGTGCAAACAAAGTTCGGACCGTCGTCGATGCACTCTTTCGGCGTCGCGGGTGCGTGTACGATCTCGCCGTCGTTCGATTTCAATTTCGGCGTCGGTGAATTTTTGATCGACTTTTGGGTCTACGCCGTGTCGCGTGCGCACTTGTTTTCGTGGTATCTCAACCCGGACAACTTTTTCGGCATCAACTGGACGACCGGGAGTGTCGGCACGCGGTATCGGATACGCTGGCGCCGGGCCGGGGTCGACGTGGTGGATTTTCAATCGACGTTGGTTCACGTAATGTTCGGCGGTTGGCATCATATCGCGTTGGCGCGGTCCGAATCCGGCGCGTCCGCCGGGGCGTTTTTCTTTTATCACGACGGAGATCAAGACGGCTGGTCGGGTGTCGCGACCGAGCCGTTCGTGCCGTGTGATTTGTCAACGCACACGCTGCACGTCGGCGCCGCGTTGCTCGACGGGCATCATTCCGGGTTACATGGTATCGACGGGTTTCTCGACGAGTTCCGGGTCGGTCTCGACCTCGGCATTTTAGACGTCGTGCCGCCGGCCGCCAGCATTGGTTTTGTTCCTCGATCGGCGGCGTTTTTCCCCGATTCACGAGATCAAGGTCGCGGGGCGTTCGCGATCCGCGACGCCGGTCGGGCGGATCAAGGGCGATCGTCGTTCGATATGGGCATCATAACGCGGGACGACGCCGGCCGCGGCTCGTTTCACGTGAAACAAACTCGCGACGACAACGGCTCCGGACGGTTCGCGATCCGGCTGATTCCGGCCGACGAGGGCAAGGGGTCGTTCGGAATCGGAGCCGGAAACGAGACGGTTCCGCACTTGAACGGCTATCTCGACGCCGGTCGCGGGGCATACGCGGTTCGGGAAACCGGCCGGGCGGATCAAGGTCGCGGCGAATTTAACGTTCTCGACTTTATCGCGGCGGACGGCGGTCGCGGTCTATGGGTTATCCGGGCGGCGGCGGCCGACGCCGGCAAGACGGCGTTCAACTTGCGGGCACTCAAGACGGACGACGGTCGCGGCGTTTGGCAACTCGAAGAAACCGACGACGTGTTCGAGGTCTATCACTCGATCGACACGATTCCGGACCCGGAAGTCGACACGCCGTTCGGCACGTTCACGGGCTTTCCTATCACGACGCCGGCACTTACGGGTACCGGCGTTCACAATCTTTTGATCGTCCGGCGAAACCGTTTCGGGCTCCGGAGTTTGCATATCGCCAATATGGGCAAGGGCGATCAAGCGACGGCGGCGTTTCGCCTTGTCGCCGGCGACGTGCTGGCAACTCCGATCCCGTCGGCGCCGCACTCTATCGTCGCGGCGCAAACGGCAATCAACGGCGGCACGATCTCCGCCGTGTACGACGCGCCGCCGGACGATCCGGACCGTGCCGACGAGTTCGCATTGTGGATCGCGATCGGCGACGACGCTCCGCCGCCGGCTCCGGACCCGCTAACGGCTCCAACGGTTACGGTTCCGATCGGCAAACAACGCGGATCAATTCAACTCGTGCACACGTGGGCCGGACTACCCGCCGGCGGTGCCCCGGACGTTTTGAAAGTCATAGTTCGGACCCGGCTCTCCGGCGTCGCGTCGACAAACACGGACGTTCATACTTTGACACTGGTCGTAATTACACAATCGGACCCGGCTCCGCGGGTGTTCATTGCGAGAGGCTCCAAGTCTCGCCGGGAGCTGGTCAAATGAGCAATAGAGTCACGACGACGTCGACCCGTGTAAGTGCGCCGGGAAAGCCGCGATACTTTGTCGACGTTCACACGCGCGTCAAGTGGGGCGACCCGTGGAATCTATCTCCGAAACTCGAACCGATCGCCGCCGACGTGTTGTCACTACACAGCGCGACGAAATGCAACTTTCGATATCTTTTCGGAAGTATCGCACAAGAATTCGGTACGGCGTTTCAACGACAAACCGCCGGGGTGTTCGCCGGCTTGTACTTTTGCGTGCGGATAATGTCCGACGAACCGCTCGTTCCGTTCTCATCATTTGTCGGTTTTATGACCGGCGACGCAATCGCACTCGGCGACACGATCGCGGGATACACGGCGCCGAGACGGCAAGGCGGCGAGCGATCGTTCGAGTGTGCGGGGCTTGAGTATTTTCTCGGGGCTCGCCGGATGATCGACTCGCCGATGTTTCACGACGGACTCGGACCGACCGACGAGACGTTGTTCGATTCGTTGACCGACGTTCTCGACTTCAACGCACGGAACCAGAAAGGGCCGGGCGTGCTCGGCAACCGCTCGACGCATCGGCTGGTAGCGACCGGGCCGCCGACGTTGCCGGCCGTGTACGGTTTCGGGAACGAACTAGAAACAACGACCGGGTATCGCTGGACGCATCGGCAGATAATCGAGGCGTTGCTACACTGGACGGTGCCGCCAAACGGGTACGTCGACGAGACCGAGCCGCTGTTCACACTCGACGGCTCCGCCGGCGTTTTGGGGTATCTCGACGCGATGACGTTTCCGATCCGCGTCGCGGGTCGATCCGTGCTCGACATTATTCGAGCGATCATTGACCGACGTCGCGGACTTTCGGCCGTGCTGGAATACGACACGACCGTCGTGACAGGATTGCCGACGTCCGCGCCGGTACGAATCCGCGTGTTCTCGATGCTCGAAGACGATTTGGAATTGGACGAATCCGGCACGCCGTTCGGGACGGTCACGGTTCCGGCGAATCCGAACCGGACGCCGGTCGACTATGTCGGCCAAGCCGACGTCGACGTCGAGGTTCGCAACGAACACGCGCAACGTGTCGAGCGTATCGTCGTAACTGGCGAACCAATGCAAGTTATGTTCACGGCCGGCGGGACGAAACTCGAATCGTCGCACAATTTCGCGCGGCTTATGCTGGTGGCGACGTCGTCGCAACGTGTGGCGTACGATAACGCGGACGACGCGACCCGCCGTACTGACAAACACAAAGAAGCGTACGCAGTCTTCAGGATGGTCGACTCGCAAGCCGAGCCGCCGGATCAAACAAAACGATTCGACTGGCAAACGACCGGCCCGGACCCGCTCATACGCAAGCTGCACCCGGCGACGGATGACGACGCGCGGATCGACTCCGAGATCAACGGGCCGACGTTCGACCCGACGATACGTTTTCAAAAGTTCTTGACGTTGCCGGACTTGACCGACCGCACGGCCGAACGCGCGAACAAACGGTTCGCGAGGTCGTTCGCGCTGGTCGGTTGGCAAAAAGCCGACGACACGCCGAGCGACGAAATTTTTATCGACGTATCGAACACGCCGAAACCCGGCGAGGTATATAAGAATCAAACGCGGTCGGACTTCAAGGCGCTACCGGACGTGTCGGCCGACCTACACTTGCACGACGGCGACGGTCTGATCGAGGTACGCTTTCGTCACGCGGCGCACGTTCTTGGAAAACCGGATTTTGTCGGCGACTCGTCGACGAAACCCGTGTTCGATCATCGCGCGTTGCTCGTGACGGTGAACGTCAAGACGTACAACCGACCGCGCGTCGTCCTCGATCTTTCCGGGCTCAATCGCGGGGCTCAACGGCGTACGATGCTGATCCAAGTTCCGGACGCGCATTTGTGGCATATCGTACAAGGCACGGTTTCCGCGATCGACGACGAGGGGCGGCTCGTTACGGAAACCGGTCGCGAGCTGCGAAATGACACGCATATTCTCCGGCACGTCGCACAACTTGCCGCGGTTTGGTACGGCCGTGATCGTATACGATTGAAAGTCTCGCGGGTCGGACTCGAAATGCCGGAGCCGATCGGCACACTAGTCGAGCTGGACCAAACCGCTCTATCGCGTCCGACTGTCCGCTCGGTCGTGACGGGGCATCATTATCACTACGACGAGACTCGGTCGGGGTATTCGACCGACGCGCTCGACTTGGATGTGAGGCCGGTATAATGAGCGAACGCGATCGGATCGAGGCACTCGAAGCGACTGTCGCCGACATGCAACTCGCGAATCAACACCCGCTCGTGCGAACTGCGCGACCGGCCGGCGGTAGTGCGGCGCGGTACGCCGTCGTTCGATCGTTGCTTATCCCCGGCGAGCCGTTTGTGAAAGTCACGTTTGGCGAATATCTCGACGTGGCGCCATGGTTTCAACTATTCACAAACGACAAGGTCAAAATCCGCACGGAGGGGCCGCCGGCGTTCTCGGAGCATTACGAGTATTTTCTATGGATCGGACCGGAGTCGCCGAGCGAACCGATCGCGCACGTCTCCGGGATGATTCCGCTACCGGTGATAAACATCGGCGGCGTCGACGTGATCTTGCACTACACGCGGTTAATGCACCTCGCGCCGCCGACAAAGCGCGTCCCGACGACGGACGGCGGCGGCATCGACGCTGGCGGCAATGTTTCGTTCTTGCCGGGTGCGCTGCCGTGATCGGACGTTGGATAGAATTTTGCGATAGGTATGGCGACGGCTGGGGTCGTGTCGTCATGGTCTCATGTAGGTGGTCGACCATTTTACGGGGTTTGGATCGGCGCATTATTTGGGTCGAACAATATCTTGTCGAACCGTACGACGGCGAGTCGGGCGGTTTGAGATATGTCGACGCGGTGTCGTTTGTCCGTTTTCTCCAAAACATCGAGGTCATGCGATGACAGAACGAAACGACGTGTCGGCAATTCCGGGGTATCGCGGCGAGAGTACGGGGCCGCCGCCGACGTTCCGGCCGACGTTGACCCGCCTTTGGACTTCCGATTTCAAAACGAGCGTGCGGTTCGGTTCCGTGATCCGCCGGAAAAAAGACCCGGCACACGCGACGCCGTGGGTTCACGAGTGGCCGTGCGGTCCGCCGTTCCCATGCACCGATCATTTCGGGAACACGTTTCACGCCGACTTTGCCGATCTCGTTTCGTTACACCCGTGCCGCGCACTCGATCTCGTCGGCGAAACTGCGAGGCTGCCCGGCGGCACTTACGATTCCGGTTTGTTGCCGCGACAATTCGACATAGGATTTCCGAATCAACCGCGTTTCTTTTTCGGCAATCTGCCCGACGCCGTCGATACGCGGATCATGTTGGTCGTTCGTTGCTTTGGAAACTTTGTGCCGGGGTTCGATACCGTCCGAATCATTATGAACGGTGACGAGGTCGGTGAGCTGTTCGACCGGGACGGTGTGAACGGAATCAACGAGGAAACTTTTCGGCTCAACGAGGATGACTTTACGGCGCTACTTGAGAACGGCAATCTCGAAATCGAATTTCGGACCGATCAAAACCCGGACTCGGGAACCGGCGTCGAGACGTGGCTTGAGTGTCAACTCGTGTACGTGATCGCCGACAATATAATCACGCAATTCGCGAACGCCGAGCAATGCTACCAACACCGCGCGGCGGGATGGGTGATGGGTGGCGACGGGTTCGCGCGGCCGTATCTCTTGCAACAACCGGACAAGTTCGAGGACGTCTTGATTTGTTGGGGCGGCGCGTACAACGTGCCGGCGGACGGCGGCGGCGGCGGCTCCGAAATGGGTTCGCCGGGCATGGCTGTGATCGTCTTCCCGATGCAAACGCCGCGAGCGCTGCCGTTTGCGTTCGGTTCTTATCCAATAATCTGCGGGGTGCCGACCTAGTGCCGAATCCACAATGCGAACGATTTGAAGACCCGTCGCAAATTATTTGGCCGTGTATGGACTCGCCGGAACAAGGCGGCGTACGTATCAACGGCTGCGAAATGCACTGTATTGCGTGCGACGGATCGCCGGGGCTCGGCGGAGCCGGGGCGCACTCGATACACGGCGGTCGGTTTCTACGACCCGGCGGCGGCGACGATCCGGATCTCGACGAGGGTCGCGACGCCAATGGATTGTATGTGTTTTTTCGTAGTGGCGATCCGAACGTCAATTTCTATAAGGTTACGACCGAAACGCGGGTGGAGCTGGCGAATTGTTGGCAACAAATTACGGACGGCGTATCGCGGGAAATCTTCGAGCACGACGACGGCTCGCCGTTCACGATATGTGAGTGCGGAGCGGGCGAACACACTTGCACGGTAGCTAATCCTACCGGTCAACTATTTCCGGAAACACTGTGCTCTTGTTTCGTGTACGACGAGGCGACGACGATTGGCGGTCCGTTTCGGCTCTTTTGTCTTTCCAAGTTTTCACCGAACACGCCGACAAAAATCAAGATCAATCAACCGGGGCAATACAATACGGCGCTGATCTATCTCGGTTCCGGCGAGTCTCGAAACGCAAAGGGAAATTGTTCGGCTAACGCTATGGTCAAGTGCGCCGGGCATATCGAGGCCGGCGGCGGCGTGTGCATTGCTGGCGGAACCGACACGTTCGCCTATGTCGACGACGCTTGGGCGCAATTTGATTGGCTGAACATCACGGCGTGCGCAATGCGGTTCAAGGTCAACACGCCGGAGGACGACATTCGCAACGATGTTCTCGCCTATTTGGACGACGTTGCGCACCGAACCGAAATGCGCTTAGATCAAGTCGACTCGAAGCGGCGAGGGCAATCGGCGGCGACAAACTTCAATACCGATCTGAATCGGTACGCTCGGGGGTTTAACCGACCCGGTGCGACGGGGTTCCCGATTGTTCCGGAATCGCTGCCGACGCCGCGTTCGCTCGTCGGCCGTTTCCGGAAGTCGGGGTATACGATAAACGGCGACTTGATAATCATCGACGTCGACTACCGGTTGAATTTCTGGCTGCACACGGTCAACTCGAACCCGTTGCGCCGTCCGTTCGAGACGTTGTCGCGGTGGGTCAATGGGTACATGCAAAATGCAGCGCATTGTCAATTCACGATCGGCATACGAGTCGACGTCGACGCCTTCAATCTGCAACAACTCCGAAACGGCGACGGAACACTCTTGCAAGTAGACGGGCTCCGGTCGGTGACGACGGGGATCGACGAGTACGCCGCCGAGTCGCCGACGTTCCTAGCGATCGGACATTTACACGGCGCTTTGCAATGGCGGATCGAACCGTTTCCTCCGGAAGCGGTCGAGACTGTCACAATCCGTATTTTCCTCAAGGCCGATTTTGCGCGGCCGGATCAAATAATCGACGTCTACGTCGGATTCGAGATCGTCGCGACCATTGCCGGCGGCGGCGAGCCGATTTGCCAAGATCGGGAATATACGATCACGGTTCCGGCGGACGTGTTCAACGCCGCACTGTTTTTCGATCCGAACGGCGATCCGCATACGTTCGCGGCGATCACTTTCGTTCCGACGAATGTTCTCAACAACGTCTGTCCGGGCGACTACTTGCGGGCGGAGCTGAAATATGTTTGGCGACGCGACTTTACGATCTCGGGGCCGAACTTTCCGGCGGTGTTGTCGGCCGTCGATGATATTCAATGGTATCGCGACGGCGTATTTGTCGAAGTGCCGCCGCGCGTGCTCTGGCTCGGCGAGCAAAATTGGACGTCGCCGGCGGGCGAACGACCGGTGAACGCCGTTCCGGCCGTAGGCGGGTGTAATGCCTTGCACTCGTCGTTGTTGTTCAAATCTTACGGCAAGGCGTCGCACTGGCTCGACTACGAAGGGAATCGAAAAAATGGACCGACCGGATTTATTCAGTACGGCGGAGCGTAGGCCGATCGCGGTTCAATCAATGGGCATCAACCCGGCTCGCGCCGACGCAATCGAGCGTTATCAACGCGACGAAGAATTCGCGCGAACCGAGCACAATCGCGCCGCACTCCGCCGGCGGCAGATACCGTCCGCGAAGTTTCTCGAAGTCGTGAACGTCGCCGTTGTTCTGGCCTATCGCTCGATCACGGAAAACGACTCGACGTTCGTTGTCGAGGCGTGGAACGCCGCCGGCCGGCTGGCCGGCTGGTTTGTGCGGGCCGTGGTCGGTTTGGTAATTTCCGTGTGGCTCGGTCCGACGTTGCCAAGGGAACACGCTGGCCGCAAGCTATGTTGCGCCGGGTGCTCGTTTCGCAAGGCGGATCAAATGGGCATTTTCCGGTGTACGGCCGCGAGTCGGTGCGTGTGTCCGCGTGTCTATTGGTGGAAACCGGCGTTTCTGTCGTCGCAAGTGTGGTTTCGTGGGTTCGAGTGTCCGATCGGTCGTTTCCGGGCGAACGTGTCCTACCTTGATGTTTTGGCGGCACTCGGGGCCGTCGCACTTTTCCTGTTGACAATAATCTAGCCGACCCGATAGTGTGTTGCGTGGCGTTGCACGGTGCAACGCTGGCGCCGACCGGGCTTGAGGTTTTCGTCGTTGGGAACTTCTCCGCGTGGCCGGTCGGTGCCGCGACGATAATCGCTGGCGAGCGTTGACGGCGGCGGACGGCTAATTCTGGCTTGCCGATAAGGTTTGGCCGTTATTCCGTACTGCGGACATTTCCGTCGCCTATCGTGGCGACGCTCGCCAGTGCGCAAGGCGGCCGGTGTTGGGTCAGGGCGAACGGCGGGTTTAGACACCCGTAGTGCTTGCTGATCCGCCGGCCGCCGTTTGGAACGCTACCCGCGAGCCGGTCGACGCACTCGTTGCCGTGGGGGACGAGTCGCGTCGGCCGATGCCGGGTTGGAGCTGCACAAATGAACAAACGAGGCTATGCAATCCTTTTCGGCGTCGGTCTCTTGTTCGGTTGCGTGTTCTCAGTTTTGAACAAGCAATCGACGCGGATCGGTTACGCGACCGGGTACGCGGCCGGCGTCATGGCGACGCGGGCGGAGTGCGACGTCACGAAACACGCGGTCGACGCTGCCGTCGGCGCCGCGCTGGCGGATTGCTCGTCGCGAGTCGTCGAACTCGCCGACGAGGTCGTGTTGCGGCTCCGCGTGATCGAACGCCGGCACGAGATCAATCCCCACATTCTCGACGATTTGAGGGGGCCGCTACCGTGAACGACGTCGTGTTGAAATCTCCGACCGCCCGCACCGACGACGGAATTCGGTCGCAACCGATGCTCTTTGAACACTCTTCGCTGTGGGTCAACTCGCCGCCGCCGAGAGAATGCTTCCTGCTCACCGATCCGCAACCGCAAGAAACTTTCGGCGTCGCGGTCGATTACTTCGAGTCAAGATACTATGGACAATGGATACGGTTTCGCCGGCTACGAACGATCCGCCGCAATATGGTTTGTTGGCAACGCGAGGTGATGGTATGAGCGGCACGCGCACCAAGTCGGACCGACGCACGACGGGGTCGGAGAAATCGCAATACCGGTCGATCGGTTCCGTGTCGTGGGCTCGCACGATCAACCCGCTCATAACGCAATGGGTCGACGACGAGGGCAACACGCGGCGCGGGTGGGGTTGCACAAAAGTTTCGCCGGGTTGTGCGAACTGCTACGCGGAGAAAGTCAACCGCCGTTTCGGCTCGCGCACGAAGTACAACACGGCGGAGCAAGAGCCGCACGAACTCGTGCTCGATCTCTCCGTGTTCGATTACGTTCGCGGGTTTCCGTCGATATGGTTTGTCGGATCACAAACCGACATTTGGCAAGAGCGGGCGACCGATCAACAAATTGACGCGATCGTCGAAAAGTGTTGCGATTATCCGGATCACTTTTTCGTGTTTCTGACGAAACGCGCCGAACGTATGTCGTGGTATTTTCTCGACGCCGACGGCTGTCCGGCGAACGTGTGGGCCGGCGTGTCGATCGAGTCGCCGAAGTACCTCGACCGGTTGCAATGGCTCCGCAACGTGCCGACGCGCGTCCGGATCGTCTCGGTCGAGCCGATGCTGAAGCCGTTCGTTTGGGGGTACGCGCTCGGCTGCAAAATGCCACCGCCGGATTGGGTGATTTTCGGCGGCGAGACCGGGTCGGGTTCCCGGCCGTGCGACGTCGAGGCTATGCAACGGGGCGTCGAGGCGTGTCAACGATTGCGGATTCCAACCTACGTCAAATCGTGGGGCGCGAACCCGCGACTCGGGAACGGGAAGGTTCCGCCGGCCGACTGGTATCGCGAGCCGACCCGTCAATTTCCGTGGTGCTACGACGGGGTGACGGGTTCGATCCCGCCGGCACGAAAACACGCAGGCGCGGCCGCTGTTGAACGATCCGCCGGGAAAGCTGTGATTCCCTTGCCGGTGCTCGAAACGCCGGCAGCGGCCGACGAGGCTTGCGAGGCGGCGATTGTGGCGCCGGTATCCGGCACGCTGGGTCTTTTGGCGGGTGCGTCACGAGACCGACGCGACGCGGGAGTGTGATATTGTGAGTTTCTTAGCTGCGCAATTTGTCAATAACAGTATGCGGTGTGAAATGTTACATTTGGCAAACGACGACGGCGGAGCGGGCTCGGAAACCGTCGTCTCGGAGCCGAAAAGCGTGCCGGGCGGCGTGGTGGTGGTTTGGGCGGGTGTTGGTAGAGCTGTGAACAACGTCGAGTTTGTTCACAACCGCTCCGCCGGCCGGCGGCTGGGTGTTGCATTCTTCGAGGTTGCTGACAGGCGGGGTCCGATAGATGTCTAAAAAACTCACAAGCAAAGCGCGACGTCGGCAAAACGCGATGATCCGGCCGACGAGCGACGACGCGATCACGGTACTCGATGCCGCCGCGAAACTTAAGTCGACACACGGTTCGATCGCGAACGCGGTCGTTCAACTGGCACTCGCGACGGTCAAACGGGTCGACCGTCGCCTACGATCGGAGGTTCCGACGCGATGAACAAATCTTTTCGACTTGCAACGAAGGTCGAGCGGGCGGTGTTCGATAAGGCTCGCCGGGAGTGGCATCAAGAACACACAAAAGCCGGGTTGCGGCTCGGCATTCTTGTCGTCACGGGTGACGGGTCCGGTGAACAATCGCTCGTGACGCATCACGGGGCAACGTGCGCCGCGAAAGTCATGTTGACCGAGTGGAAAATGAAGCTACTTGCCGAACTCGACGCCGTGATAATCATCGACGGCGACAAGTTCACGAACATGAAACCCGAACGGTCGATCGCGGTTGCCGATCACGAGCTGACACACTTGCACGTGCTC